TATCTATTTCATTTTCCTGTTTCAACAAATCATTATTACTGTAAAACCACACAATTGGAAAGTTTGGCAACGTCTTGCATGCTACCACAAAAACTAATAATACTAAAATTGCATATTTTAACATCTTATTATCCCATGCGGGTTTCTATTTTGTGTTGGGTACGCTCTAAAATGCTTAACCTGGCTAAAACGTCCGCAGCTTCCCTGTGATGGCGTTCTTGGTTCGTTGGGCTTAACATGCCCGCTAATATGTCAACTCGCTGTGTTTGCGTCTGTATGTGGCTTAAAACGGTTGTTTCTAACTTATCAACGCGGCTATCAGCGGCTCTCGTTCTAGATTCAATATCTTTCAGCAATTCAGTTAATCGGGATATTTGACTGCGGGCAACAGCGGCAGTGCCAGCTATACTGAATAATATGCCGCCCAGAGTGATTATCAAACGAATATCAACAGAGCCATCCATATTACATACCTTTAAAAACGAGGCCGATAAGTAGTAAAATAATTGCTCCAGTGCTAGACATTAGAATAACTTCAAGCCGCTTTAACCTGGCATTAACGGCAGAGAATTGAAGAGCAATATTTTTACTACGTTCTTCACAAACCAAATCGTGGGCTTCGAGATTGGCGGCTAGTTGGTCAGTTGTTTTGCTCATTGTCTCTTACCTTTTGAACATATTCAATTACATAACCCAATTTAGCTGGGTACTCATAGCCTACTTTAATACGGGCGTGTTTTTCACTATCAGCAACACGTTCAAAATATAATACGTTTTCAAACTCAGGGCTTATCGTATTATTCTTTGGGATGTCCCGCCCTGATCTGATTATGTCTCTGATGACTGAATTGTAAACTCCAATGCTAAATACTTTCATGTGCAAGTCGCGTTCACGCAACGGTTTACGTAAATTATGTATCCCCCAATTGCGCACAATAGAGCTACCCCAGCTAAAATGCTAATATTTTTTAGCCATACAAAAACAGTGTCAAAAAACTCATCATCTTTTTTCTTTTTCTTGATCCTGTTTTTCTTAGCCTGTTCAATTTTCTCATCTCTAGTTTTGAGAATAATATCCCAAGTTGTAGGTTTGCCAGGTTCCGTTTTCCACTTAGCGTTTATCTCATTTGCCAACTGTTGGATCGCCGCTTCATGCGTTTTTTTAGCAAGCACCTCATCCATCACCGCAGATATGCTAGTAGAATCGCTACCATCTTCGCCTGTTCTTTGTCTTAAAACAGATTGCTGGTGCGTTTCTTTTTTCTTATCATCGTGATGGTTAAAAAGGTCGTCTAGACTTGAGCCAATTTGTTTTAAATCTGAAGCGTGTTCAAGCCCTGACCTAACAATCGAAATTAAAGCGATTGTTGCGCTGATTGGTTCCATCGCCTACTTAAATTCAACCCAAGCTAAGTTGTCTTCATCCCAAAGATAAATTTTATCATCATCTGGATAAGCTGTCGGTGGTTGCCAATCATCATTACCGTCTAATGCCCAAGATTCGTATGGTTGTGGGTTTATAAATTTGTCTTTGACAGCATCATAGGTATATCCAATTCCAGCAAATTGCTTGCGGATGTTGGCGTTATAGCTGGTTTGCTTCCAAGTGCCGCCAGTAAAGTTATTACACCAGTTTTCACCGTCATCTTCATGTTCGTCTGCAACAACAATAACTCGTAACACTATATTATTTGAATCTAATTCCGCAAAATGCGCCATTTTTTTATCCTATTGCTGGAATTGGTACTTAATTATGACTATGCCTGATCCACCAGCGCCGCCAGTTTCACCACCGCTGTGATTTGATCCACCGCCGCCACCCCCGCCAGTATTGCCGCTGCCAGCCGATCCAGACGCTCCTAAGTTACCACCAGCCCCGCCGCCGCCCGATCCTCCTGAACCTTGACTACCTGAATTTGCTGAAACAGCCGCACCGCCGCCGCCACCGCCTCTGGTTGTAGTTGTTGGGCCAGCAGAGGATCCCGCGCCGCCATTTCCAGAATTACCGCTAGAACCATTTTGGCCCGCACCGCCCTTTCCACCGCCGCCGCCAGTACCCGCGCCCGTTTGACTGCCGCCGTTGTTTCCTTGCCCGCTAGTACCCGCTCCACCTGATGAGTTCGTATTATATCTACTTGCTCCTCCACCTGAACCGCCACTACCACCAGTTTGGTTTGCCCCTGCTGCCTTTCCACCACCAATTGATGTAATACTAGAAAAAACTGAATTAGATCCCTTCGCTGCTGCTCCAGCCCCACCTCCGACTGTAATAGAATAGCTTGTTTGGGAAACTGACAATCCCGTTGCATTGCGATAGCCGCCAGCCCCGCCGCCGCCGCCCGCTCCACCCATTGTTTGGTACCCTTGACCACCACCCCCACCTGCCAAGACAAGATACTCTACTTGCGCAATTGACCCTAGTGTTGTAATTTGAAAAGTTCCGCTTGAAGTAAACGTGTGAATTTTATAATTGCCACTGGTTGCAATAGATCCACCAGTTGCTACCATGCCAGCAAAATGAATCCAAGTATTGCCGTTGACAGACGTTACATTGCTTGCGGTAATTCCGTTCCACTGTGCAATATCGTCTTCAGCTATTCCGTTAATTTGCGCTATGTTTGGCATTTTGCACCTTCTACGCTAAAATTACATAATCGCTGGATGGATCAAAGAAAATTACATCCGCAGTTACCGCAAAACCAACGGTTCGCACAATATCCCCAGAACCTGTAGGTTTGGTTGCTGTTATTGCACCTAACGTATTTGAAATGTAGACAGGGACACCAGGGGTAAAGTTAAAGGTATCGTCTCGCACAAAGCTGCCTGATAACGCAACAGACATTGCTTGCGTATCGTTTTTAGCTTCTAAAGAAATTGCCAGCATATTTATAGAAGTACCCGCAGCGTCTGCGTCTGCCTCTAACCATTTTCCACCAGACCCCATATAAACAAGATCCATAATAGTCGCTGAGTAACCCGACGCAAAGGTTGCTGTTGTTGGGCCTGTCGCCGTGTGATCGGCAGATGGTGTACCGTCTAACGGTTGAACCGCTTGAGCCGCAGGATTTGCAATACGCATGATCTGCATGGTAGAGGTAGTATCAAGAATCCCCATGAATATGTCTGAGGCCGAATGGTCACCCGCAGCTAATGCCGCTCTGTCATTCTGCACTGCAATAGTGGTCAGCCCGCTAATAGCAACTGTCATAGCACCAGTGTTTGCGCTAGTGCTTGCTTTCCAAAAAAACTTTTGACCAACTGCATAAGCAGTAATAGCTGGCGTAGGGGCTAAAGTCCCAGCATCAGCACCACCCGCCATCGTACCGCAATAAGCATAGGCATTAGCCTGTATTTGGCTTAAATTAGCACTATCCGTTGCAGCCGCTCCAACAGCTAATCCAGTTATCTTTCTGTTGTTAAACGGGATATTGCCAGTAACTGTGCTTTGACCATCAACCGCAATCGATTGGGTTAATGCCGTAGCAATGTCGCTGTTGTTTGCGTCAACTTGGTCGCTGGAAATTACCGTGCCAGAGACAAAGTTGGGGTAAGGGTTCGTGTAGGAACCTGTTCCGTTTCTAGCCATTTTATCTTGCTCCTAAAGCGTCTTGCATTGTTGATGTTACTGGGGCATTCCTAGCAAACATCGTTTGGGTTATGTCCATTATTTTGCCTGTGCTTTGGTCTATTAAAGGTTGCACCGTTTGCAAATGCTCTAATGCTTGCCTAGCTTCTGCACCTCTTGGGCCTGTAAGTGCTTTTACCATTTCTATGTATACATCATCTTTTATTTGTTGTTTAGCTTCTTCTGATCGTCCAAGTATAGCAGCAATCATAGATTTTGGTGCGTCAACTACTTGCCCACTTCGTAATTGATTTATTGCCCCGCCTTCAACAATTTCGTCAACACCTTGGGAAGTGCTTCGCCTAACAGCCGTTGCTGAATTTCTAGCAACAGATGCCTTTAATTCAAACGCTTTCATAGATTCGTCTAATTGTTTAAAAATAACTTGTGAAGCATCTTCGCCTATTAACAATTTAACTTTTTCTCTGTTAGCGCGACTAGACATATCTTTTATAAATTTAAAAGCTTCTCTAGCATCTACATTAGTATCAGTCATAGCTATTTTTACATTAGCTAAAATATTATCAATATTTGATCGCAATCCTGTTGCTGCTTCTTGCCTTGCATGGTCAGACATATCTTTAACCGCATCTGCAACATTTTCGCGTGTTACATTAGATTTTAAAATTTCTGTACCAAGCCGCAAAGCTGTGTCGCGTTCTATTTTATCACCACCAAGTCGAACAGCTACACCATATTCTCTTACTGCGTTAGAAGTAGCATTTTTTATTTCTCTAGCTAGGTTTGAATACATTGTGCCGTCAGAAGTTTTTCTTCCAAAAGTATCTATAGCTTCCGCGCCTAATTTACCTAACGCACGTTTAATCTGATCTAATTGCTCAACGTTTGGCATTTCTATAAATGTTACTTTTCCATCTTTAGCTACATTTGCCAAAATTTGTTGGTTTTGTAATCCTTTTGCTACCATTTGTTCATTTGCTTTAGCAATAGCAGCATCCATCATCCGATTAGGAACCCTAGCTAATGTTGCCTCAATATTACGACCTGCATCACTTGCATAATTTATAGGTTTTGAATAAGCCAATTCATAGGCATCAGCCCTAGCTTGCCTAGTTCCTTCTGCTATATTTCTAGCTGCTAGGTTAGTACCAACAGGCGCTCCCAAAGTGTCATCTAATGCAGTGTTAATTTTACGCCCTGCTTCTGTGGCTCGTCTTTCAACAGCTTCTGTTGCTAAACGTGCCGCTGGTGGGCTTTCAACTATTGCAGTATCAAGCAAGCGTTGCGCTCCAGAACCAGCGTCTGCAAGCATAGCGCCTTCGCCAGCATCTTCTATACGTTTTGCTCCTGCGCCATATAAAGCATCATCAGCTTGCAAAGCACGATCTAATATTTGATAAGCTGGCCCTGATAAATTAGCTTTTTTTGCGGCCTGTCGAGTTGCGTACCGTTCTGCTAAATTTGCAATACCTTTTGAAACAGGCACACCAGCAAGACCAAAAGTGCCGCCAAGAGCAGCCCCCATCCCCGCACTTTTTGCTTGGTCTAGCGCATCGCCTTCACCTTGACCAAACCCGTAAGCGCCACCTTGTAACGTGCCGATGCCTGAAGCTTGTAAATATCTATTATTAAACAAAGGAGTTTTTATTGCGCCTTGAACTCCGTATTTAGAACCTTGTAGCGTTCTCATCAGATTTGCTTGAGGTAGTAATGCTGTAGGTATTGCCCCCGCAATTTCGGTTCCATATGCAGCTACAGGGTTGTCTTCTCTAAATTGTTTTAATTTGCTTCTTTCTTGTGTTCGCCTAACATCATATGCGTCACTAAAATTATCCCCACGAATTGTTGAATCTAAACCAGCTTTGCCAGCGGCTACCAATTCATCACCAAACCCAAAAGTTCCACCTTGCAAATATGACCGTGCCATTCCTTCAGTCATGCCTGGGCGTTCTGGCATAGGCAATCCACCATATTGACGTTTAAAGGTTTCTTGTTCTGTTTCACCAGCAACAGGTTGTGTAGCTTGTTGCCGCAAATAATTGCCTAAAGGATTGTTTTTAGAACGTGCAACGCTAATACCTGTTTTGTCCATGCCAGATATTTGTGATTGGAAATCAACATTATTTGTGTTTTGTAGCTGGTTAAAAGTTACCCCTTGAGATTCAACATAACTGTCTATGTCGCTTTCTGGAGCGCCCTTACTTATCATTATTTTAATGTTAGATTTTATTTTATCAATATCAGCCATTATTTATTAAGCCCATATTTATTAATGAGACTCTCGCCAACATTTAAACTACTGGTGGATGCTCTTTTTTTAGCAATCTTTACTAGTTCGCCAACTTCGTAACGGAATGCTAATAAAGCTTTTCTAAATTGTTTTTCAGATTGTGAAGTTGATAAGTTTGCCAAAGCTTCAGTTGCTTTTGTTCCTTCAATTTCTGTAATTTGCCCGCCACCTTTAAGCGTTTCAAATGCTTGTAAAAATTGTTTTCCTGTAACTTGTGCAAGCGCGGCTGTAAAATCCGCTGCGTCCGTTCCTTGTATTGGGCCGCCTACACCATACGGCAAATTGTCCAATATAGCCCCATAACTTTTTATTCCTACTGAATTTTCTAAACCAGGATGTTCTATGCCAGGTACAAATGCACCGTTCTTAATTTCAGGTTTACCTTTTGCATCTATTTTTGGAGCTAAAACTGCGTCTAAAGCTTTAATTAAATATTTAGAGTTGTTTTCAATCATAGGTAATTCATTTTGAGCTTCTGCTAGATTCTCACCTTTTTTCTTACTAGCCGCTGTTTGTAAAACTTTTAAAGATTGGGCATCTGCAAGCGACATAGGAGGAGCATTTGGTGCGGCAGTCTGGCTGTTTATTGTTTGAGGCTGTGCAATAACAGGCTGCGCTGGCAAAGAAGTTTGTCCAGAAGATGCAGAAGAAGGCGCGAAAGGACGGAATGGCGGTGGAATTTGATTCACATCAAGATATGCTTTGTCGTGTGCTTGTTTTTCTCTAAAATATGCTGCCAATGCTACTTTATCGTAATTATCGCCTATTTGAAGTTGGCGTTCTTCTAATTTTAATTCTTTGTTACGACCAAATCTTATTTCATCTTGTCCTTCATCATAAAGTCGTTTTTCATCTCGCGCATCTATTGCTCTCGTTCTAGCCAATTCCGCAGCTTCCAATGTTTGCTGTTGTTGCATAGCGCCCATAGCAGCTTGAATACGCGCATCGTTAAAATCACGGCCTTCTGGTAGTGCATCGCTAAATGCTTGCCACCCGCCTCGTTGTTCAGGAATATCAGGTGTACCCAATTCGCCTTCAACCATACCAGTGTATCCACCAACTGGAACGCCTGGCATTCCTGGACTCATCTTATTATAAGCTCCTAAAGCCTCTGCTATTCCTTGAGATTGTGCCGCTTCACGATCCCCTTGTGCTTTCATCGTGGCATAGTTCATGTAACCGCCAATGCCGCCCTGCAATGCCCTTGCCATTCCCTCTTGCCATGATTGCACAGGAGCCATGCTACCACCCGCTTGCATAAGGCTTTGAGCCATATTCCTAGCTGGTGCGTATTCACGCTGTATTTTCCCGCCAAGAAGCGGTTGAGATGTTGGATAAAATGGTACGTTCTTTGTTGCCATTATCTTCTTACCAATCCAAGATGATGATCAAATATATATAAATGACGCAAGTTTGCTGTGTTTAAAACTGCATCAGTTGCGGGGTACAATTCAATTCCGTCTTTATCGCCATAACCAAATTTGTCTTTAATTTCCATTAACTTATCCCACGTTATTCCATCTTGGCAATCTTTTCTGGCTATAGTTAGCCTGATAGCGCCATCGTCTTGAAATGCAGAAACAAAAAAATCTCCAATAGATTTTGTTTTAAACGATGTACCACCAAGAATTTTAGATGTAATTGGCGGGTAGTTTATTTCTAATTCTTCAACTGCATTGTTATTTATCATCAAACTCCACCAGCCGCCAACCCTGCATAAGTTCCATATGCGCCAGCGCCAGAACCAGCCAATCCAAACAAGCCGCCTGTCATAGCGTTATTCGCACCCATTTGCTGATTGTATGCGTTTTGGTTCATTGCATTTGCTGAACTTTGTGCGCCAATAAAGTCTGTGTTTGCAATTCCAGTTTGTGGAATAGCTGAGAATGTTGGGTTGTTGATTTGTGTGCCTGACATTAACGCAGCAACTTCGTTCAATGGCGCGTTTCTGGTGCGCTCATATTCTTGAATTGCCCGTTCTCTTGCGTTGCCTTGCAGACCAAATAACCTAGATTGTTCTGCACCACCGCCTGTGATAGCGGCATTCATTGCTGACTGATATGCATCGTTTCGTGAACGGTTTTGACTTTCCATTGCCTTTGTATAAGCATCTGAACCTACACCAATTCCTTGGTTTGCCAATTGAGTTTCTAAAGCTGTTTGAGCGTCTGCAAATTGTGGGTCTAAGCGTGAAGCGTATTGGCTATTTATTGCGTCGATAGTTTGTTGTCTAGCCGCTGCATCAGCTACAGGAGCGCCTGGCATACCCTCATACGAATATGGATCAGCTAAACTAGTTCCAACCCTTGTTATTTGATCGCCCGCCAACGTATTAAGCTGACCTGATATTGCGGTTTGTTGGTCAACAATAGCTTGCTGTTCTGGATTTAAAGTCGTTGTTCGGTCAAATTGCTGAATGCCGTCAACAGGTTCGCCTCTTTTTGTGTATACACTATTGCCATATGGCGTATATTCATTTACCTGATTTAATAAAGATTGTGCAACGGCTGTATCTTTGTTCATAGCTCCTTGCGCTGCCGCTGTTGCGTATGGATCAGGAGCCGCTGGTGCGGACGGGGTAGATTTACCCATTTAACCACCTCTTTGCGTTGTCTGAATATAAACCATACGTGCAAGCAGTTTTACCCTTTGCCGCATATGGATGTGTGCCTTCCAACAAAAAACCAAGCCCACTTAAAAGCTTTCTTGCCTTCTTGTTTGATTTTCTAGTGATTGCTGTCATTCGCTTAACGCCTAGTTGGATAAATGGATAGTGCAATAATGCCCTAACATTGCCAAGCGTGGCCCATCGCTGGGTCGCAGTGATGAAGGTTACTTCAACGTCAGTATGACGAAAATTGTGATAAATCGCAACCCCTATAATTTCACCTTCGCTGGATGCAATGCCAATTGATGTTAATGGTCTCGCTAATGGAGCGCAATCTGGGTATTGAGTTTCTGCCCACGTTGCTAGTTCTTCGTCACGATCAAAGATAAGTTGCGTCATTTTGGCATTAGTGCCTTGGTCATATCTTCATTATTGCGCTCCAACAACTTCATGCGGTTAAGAACGTCTTGATCCCATGTGACAAAGTTGCGGGTTCCAACATCTGTTATTTGAGCCATGCCTGGATCGTTAGCCCAATCTTTTAAAACTTCAATAGCATCTTTTGATTTGGCGTTTTTTATTGCAACTTGAAAATCACCACCAGCATCAACGAACAAATCAGAAGCTATATTTCCATAAATATCTCTGCTATCAATTGGCATCCCATTTACAAATACCTGTTTTGGATTGTTTCGACTCATCCCGTCAAAGTATTTCAGACCTGGGATGCCAGCTTTGGCTAGGGCTTCTGAGGCGGCTTGTCTGGAACCTAACGACATATCGCGGTTCGACATCGTTGAGCCTTCCATCGTTGAATATAATTCACTACCCGTATATTCGCCTAAATTCTTAGATGGCGGATTATCTGTCATTCGTTGATAGGCTGGTACGCTTTCCAAAGCCGCCCGCACACTCTCAGGCTGCTCACTCAAAGGCGCGTCCCAATCCAGATAACGCGCTATGTCTTCGTCGGGTAGGTCGTGCTTGTAGAGATATGAACCCTCGCCCATTGCTTCTTTGAAGGCTAAGTTTGTTTCTGGTTTTAACTCTTTTCCTAACCAATGAGAAAAAGCACTTGCCGCCATATCGCTTTCTTCAGGTAAATATTCAGAAGCGTATTGTCGGGCCGTTTTTATTTCGCTGTCCGTAAACCCTGCTTTTTTAAATGCTTCCTCGTCTATATTCCTGACGTTGGCGCGGTACTGCCCTGCAACTATGTCGTTCTCAGCATCATAACGCCCATACCCATAAGCCTGTGCGCCCTCGCCCTTGGACATATGCTTTAAGCTCTCACTCGCGCCCTCTGGCCCGTATTTGTGGGGGCCGCCTTGAAATACGTTTGCGCCCAATATAGCCCCCTGTGGCATATCTGTCATTCTGCTAACAACACCACCGCCCGCCATTGTATCAGCCGCCAAACCAAACGCATCCGTTGCCGCTTGATTCATTGCGGCTGGGTTGCTTCTATCGGTTCCCATAATGCTTTTAGTTTTATCGCCCACATCTTGAACGATCATATTGCCCAAGCCATAAACAGCTTTAGCTGGCAACGCCATCATTCCTAATGCAGTTTCTGGCGGTTGATATTGATTGTATGCATCGCCAAGTGCCGCTGCCATGTTTAATACTTTGCCGCCTAATCCATATTGCTTCTGGCCAACAGCTCGACGTTTATTCTGCAATTGCCCTGTATAATTGGACATTTGGTTAAAATCATCAACGCCAAGCGCTTGCCGCATATCAACCATTACAATGCGTTTCCAACTTGCCAGATCATGTCATATGCTGAAAATCTAATAGATAAAGCATTTTCCGCACCACGGATTGTCGGCGTTGCACAGTCACCAATTCCGTAAACCGTCAGCCAATCGGCAATATCTATTTCGCTTGCCCAATTAGCTTCATCCCACTCTGACGTATCCCACAAAGCAGCATTAAGTGACGTTGCAGACGGTACACTTGTTGGAGCAACATCAGAGAAATCAATATTTAAATCAATTGCAACGCCTGGTGCGCCATTTGATGTAAAATGTGGTCGGCAAAGATTATATAATTTATTTACGCCTCTGCGACCAAAATAGTTAAACGCTGGCTTTATTGTAAATTCTATATTTGCATCGTTGTCAGATGTTCCTGTATCGGCCTTGTAAACCACACCGCCTGTTGTAGCACCAAAGTATAGATCACCGTTAAACAACGCCCAGCAAGCCGCATTTTGCCCTGTAAATTTACACCATGCGCCTGTCTGTGTATTTACAACGTATTGTTGAGATACGGAACTGCTTAATGGGACGTTAAACAACGCATACGAACCTTGCGGATAATGAATTGATTGCCAACCAAAAACTGTTCCGTAGCTTCTAGCTGAAGCAATAAATGCGTTTTGTATGTTGTCAGACAATGCCTTACCAGCCGCGCCAACTCTATCAATCGGCAGCATAGTTGATAACGGAATTGCACCGTCCTGAGTTGTAACCATAACCTCAGTGCCAACAACCTCAACGCATCTTCGTCCAATAGGTTTACCAATGCTGAACGATGCACCGACTAAAAGCCAAGTGGCCGCAGTCCCAGGGTCATTGCCCGAATACAAAATAACTTCGCCTTCAGAAGTAATGGCAACAAATATGTCATCAGGGCCAGAACCACCATCTCTTGTCCAGCTTGCTAATGCCTGTATCTTTCCACCTTTTTCGCATAAACCGCCAAGGTCAAAAGTTGCTACAGTCCCAGCCAAACTATTAACAGGTAAATAACCAACGATTAAACTATCGTTAAAAGCAAAAAATAATCGACGTTGGTGAGCAATTACATCAACTATGTTTGTTGCAGTAACACTGCTTAATGTTGGTGTCGTAAATGCAGAACCGTTGTAATAAATAGGCGCATCTTCACCGTTGACCATATAAAGAAAATTACCGCCAGCCGTTCCAAACATAACGGTCTGCCAACGGTCATTAGATTTACCTGTCGCAATAGACGTTGATCCACCAGCCGCAGATGCGTCATATATTACACCGCCAGCAAATGCTAATAGCTTCTTCGTTGCTGGGCCAGAATACTCCACTAAAGTCTCAACCGCACCCGATCCGTTTCCCGTTGAATGTGAGGTATAGCCGTTTCTTAGCTCAACGTCAGTCAAATTAGGAAACATATTCTCTAACGTAATAGCCCAATCTTCTTGCATGTCAGCAAGCGAATCTTTAGCGTTCCATCCCTTGACAGGAGCAGGAGTGCTTGACGAATTGGATACTGGTGACTTTCTTGAGTTGTTTTGCAGTGGCTGGAGCATCACACAAATACTTTCTTTTTTATTATATTAATGTTACAATGTTTAGTTCCTAAAGGGGGTAATATTATGAACAAAAAACAATCTGCGTTTAACGCGATAGAATCTGCATTTTTTGTAGCCCAAGTTGCTTGTTTTCCAGACATTGTGGATGAAGAAATATTTTTCCACGATTTGCCAATAAAAGTGCAAACAGAACTAATAAAAGCACAGAAAAACATCTGTGCAGATTTTGGTGTTACGCCAACAGAAATATCTATGGTTGATGATGATAGTTTATTCATTTATTCTTTAAAACCCTTTCACGGGCAGCCATAGCCTTATCTTGCCATTGTTGTGTTACTGGTTGTATAATTTTATTTTGTCTAAATGACCCTTGCACTTGTGCAGGGGCAAGGCCACGTTCCGCAACTTTTTCAGCCCATTGTGGATATACGACACTGCGTGGCAACTTTACATCAAAACCGCCTGGGTAATTGCCCTTCATTCCCATAGGATATGTTCCATGTGGAATGTCTAACAATTCATTTGGTATACCTACGTTTCCAGGAATTATCTCTGCGGCATTGTACCCAACAAGCGGGTCAAGGCTTGATTGGCGGTAACGGCTATCTGGAGAGCTAATAGAATGTTTTATTTCACCCAAATCAGGTACACCTAATTTCTGCATTCCACCTTTATCTAAAGCAAGAAAAACGGTAGACCTGTTTGTTCCGTTTAGTTTGTTCATCCATTTTTTGAATTTAGGTGATGTTATACCAGGAAATCCTGTTACTCCGTCTGGATTTTTTGAAGATTTAAATGTTTTTGCAATTGTTTCATTAATATCGTCAGCGTTAGAAATTGCTTTTTTGTCAAACAACTCAAAAAATCTTTTGTTTACCATATCATTAAAATGCAAAGCTATAGGTGTCATGTCTGTGGTTAATGCAAATGTTTTTTTATCAGGTGTTGCGTCAGCAATTGATTGAATCTGATTAACCACAGGGCCATGACTATTCCAAATATCATCACCAACACGTTGTGGGTAACCAAACCCACCGTCTAAATCTACCTTAGATGTTCCAGACAAACTGTTTTTTAAAACACCAAGTCCAGATTGATCACCAGATAAGTTAGTTAAATTTGAACCAATAGGAATATCTTCTGGAGTAATAACATTTCGTTTTTGGTACATTCCTGAAGGCGGTGCATCTATTTTTAAAGCATCTTCCATAGAAAACATTTTGTCTAAAGATATTTTTGGCCCTTTAGCGCCCCAAGGGGGAGCTATCATGTTACCTGTTTCGTTAGCTTGATCAATTAAATTTTGTCTATCAGGCATTCCAAAAGTTCTATTTTCAGCCGCTGTTATAGCTTTCTGTTCCGCATTAGACAGGTATTTTTTTCCATCATTTATTATATCTGCTGCTCTATTTGGATTAAGAGCGTCTGCCATGCTCTTGCCTGATTTCTTTAAAGCGCCTAACACAGCCATGCCAGGAATTGCGGGAGCTAAGACAGAAGCCCCAGAAATGCTAAGATTGCCTGGCGTTAGATTGTCAGGATTATTATAATAGTGTGCAGCTTCTGCACCAAGTGCCGGAATTGCATCAAACGGATAGGGAGTAACGGTAGATACCGCCGTTAGTCCAGCTTCTATAGGATTGTTTTGCACCCATTTAAGAATAGCGTTAGGAGCATTTCCTATGGTTTTCTTAATGTCTTGAGCAAACTGCAAGCCTTGAGGCTTTCGGCCTGTGTGTGTCATGCCTTGGTAGTTGTTATTTAAGGCATCTTGCATACTTGCCATTTAACTAGCTCCAAGAACCTTCAGGCACATAAATTCCTGTATTAGATTGATTGCCGCCAGCCATATCTAATACTTTTTTGCCGCCAACTCTTGCAGTTTCATTGGCAAGTTTCTGCTCATAAATGCGGAAATCTTCTGAGTAATCCAAGCCGTTCTTTTTCTTAAATCTCCAAACCAAACCCATTTGCATTAAATTTTCGTCTAGCAACCCAACATCAGTGTCAGCCGCCCATGCTGATTGATCCGTTCCACCGCTAGACTCACAGAAGTTTATAGTCTGGTATTCAAACACCCATGTATTGCCTACAGGTGGCGCTGGGTAAGCGTAAAGCTTCCCAGCTTGTATCCTATAGCTAGAGTATGGTCCTGTTGTTACACGAGCTTTCTGAAGCTGCCATTCTTGTGGTGATAATGGCCCTGTTACGGGTTGCGTTAGTGTTCGATTCCAAAACGTCTGGTTAATTATATAACCAAAGCCAGATGCAATGGTGGTCATTACGCCTTGCAACTCAGCCGCCAATGTTGTGTGTGTAGCTTCAGCTTGCGTCTGCGGCCAAGAATAACGCTCTAGCAACTCCCGTCCTTCCGTTTGAGCCAAAGCTAACAACGTCCTAGTAGTGCCATCAGATGACGAAACAACGACAGATGATCTCGTAAGACCGATTGTATCTTGTGCGCCATTTACCATTGATAACAAAGTCATAACTATTTCGCCTTTTTCTTAGCAGTTTTCTTTCTAACAAACGCTTCATTTTCTGGCGTTGTAGGATCGTCAGCTACAAACGTGCCATCAGCATTGTGCGCTCTTACAACTGCATTGTACTCTATCCATTGCGAATTGTATTTAAGTTTATGTTCTTCCGTTGCAATAAGATCCACAGCAGTGCTTGCATCAATCTTGATTGATATAAAATCAACTTCATCACGTTCAAAGAAATGCGTTTCCATTACGCTGCTTTCTTTCTGCGCTTTGGTTCATCTTCTGGATCAGTTAATTGCTCCATTAGCTTTTCAATCTGTGCATCTCTTTTTGTCACAGCTTCACGCAAAGATTCCATCTCAACTTTTAAAGCGCTAACTTCTTCACTGTTTTTGTTTAACCCCGCAGATTTCAAATAAGATATAGCCTTATCTTTTAAAGCCACACCGCCCATGCCCATTTTGCGAATAGAATCAGCGTTTGATTCTGCTAAATCTTCAACGGTGCGGATGTTGCACCCTTGGCACATTTTTAACTGCGCTGGGGTAACTCCAGGCCAGTTTTTTAAATCAATTCCATTAACGGGAGCTTCTCGACCATCTTTCCATGCTTCATAAGCAGCAGTGGCAAAAGGGGATGGTGGCTTGCGTCCAGGTATACCGCGCTTCCACTCATTTAATAATTCAGCGGAAACAACTTTATCAACAACAAGATTGCCGCCTGGCATTGTAATTATTGCAATTTCTATATCGTGAAAAACGGGGTGGCCCACTTTCATTGTTTCGTTTCTGTCTTCTTCTGCTCTCAATTCAAACTCGACATAAAAACCGTGTTTTTCTTCTGGAAGCATATCAACCATTGTTTTTCCTTTTGTAGTAAAAAGGGGCCGACAGTTAAGCCAGCCCCGATTTAGTTAAGCCGCTGTTGCATCATCCATAAATGAACGCTGCATTTCAAATTCAGCTAAACCAGTAGATGGTGTGCCAACGGCAGATGCGCCTTTAGCCAGCTTTACACGGTCACCAGCGACAACAGCATCATCGATGCTGCCAGCGGTAGCAGTTGCGAAAACTAGGCCATTGTCAGCGTAACCAGCCAAAGCCTTACCAACAACTTTACCACTAATCTGATACCAACCAAAGTATGTGGCAAGATTAATGGACATGGAAACTGCAACAGGGCCAATGGCATTAGCTGCCAATAGCGTTGTTGAGTTGTCATCTGCGTTGTAAGTAACAAAAGAACCAACAACCGTTGCCGCTAATCCTTTCAAGTAGATAAATTCACCACAGCCATAAGCAGTGGATGCATTATCTGAAGCTTGAACAATTAAGCCAAGCGGGTGGAGTTGAGTTGCAGAAGTGTCAGCAATAGGCTGCGCTCCAGCGAGAGGGGTTATTATATCATAACTAGACATTTGATTTTCCTTTCAGGAAATAAAGTTTGCACAAAAGCGTCTAAGCTTTCATAACGCCCTGAAGTGAACGGTTACTAACAGTCATATTGCCCTGCCAAATGATTGGAAGAACCTGACTATCTTGGTTTACTGACCACTTCTCATGCACTTCTGTCCAGTTCGCATCTTTATGAGCGCAAAGCCCAATATAATCCGTATTCAAGAAGTAAGCATGAGCATCTGGCATACCAGAAGCAACAGAATCATAGACCACATCAGCGCCCTTGTATTTCAAGGAAGTTGAACCAGCCGCAACGTCTGTTGTGTTGGTGTAACGCTTCAAGCTAGTTTGACTATTATCAAAAAACGTAAAATACGTGTCATCCATAATAATCAAATCAGGCATATCATTATTACGTGTTAAGTTTAACCACAATGGAAGCATCAAGCTTTCGATTGTTGTTGCACTAACCGCAATACCGCCACCGCCCTGTAAAGGTGCAGCCGCAGACTGAAGTGCGCTTTTCCAGAAAGTATAAGTTGTGGAATTAATGCCACCAACGGTACCTGTTCCAGCGTCAGAAACAAGAGCTTGCAAGCCATTGATCTGGTTAGCTGTGGTTCCGTCAGAATACATATCAACAGAGAAGTTGTTGCCAGCGGTACGCATTGCATTCTTCAACTTGTTTTTGACAAGCTTAATCACGCCTTCTTTGCCGCTGTTTTGGCGAATTTCTAAGCCAGATGCAACAACATTAATTGCGATTTGCTTCCAAGGGAAGTTGGCCGCAGTGAAGACTTCACTCTGAGAAACGTCCAAAGTGTCATAGCCGCTGTAACGCTGATATGTACCGTTCTCGGTGTAATCAAGCGGAACTTGGATTTCCCAACCACCACCAACAAGACCAACTTGGCCTTTTTCGGTTAGGCGCTGGTGTAACGCAGTATGGTTCGTGACGTTATCTGCAAGATACTTATCTTTAAAATGTCGATAAGTAATTGCCGATATTTCGGTAAACGAGCTATTTGGAGAAGCCATAAGACTTTCCTTTCATTTTAAGCCGTCATGCGTTCGTCAACCAAGCCCCCGATAAAGTCCTCAACATTTTCAACACCAGCTTTGCCAGCGGGTCTTGCCCCGCTACGGACTACATTAGATGCCGCTGCCTTCTTTGACTTGGCTGCGCGGGCTTTCGCCAATGCAACTTTATCTGTTTCTGCCTTAGTTGATTTTGAAGCTTCAACTTTAGCAGATACACCATCATTTGCCGCAATCGCCATTTTATAAGCTTTTGACAACGCATCATGGTTAGAAAGGTTTGGATCGTTTTGTCGTAATGCCGCAACAACTGGAATCATTTCATTTTCAAGTTCTGCATAAAATTCGTTGTCTTGTGCAAATTTTTGTACATCACTATTGATTGAAGTTTCTGCCTGTTGTTGTGCTTGCATTTGTTGTTGTGTGAGGAAATTCTCAAAGCCTTGCATTTTCTGTTGCATGGCAGCTAATTGAGGATCAGCGGGCTGTTGAGGCCCAGCGGATTCAGTTAAAGCAGACATTGGAATTTGACGCGCATTCATCATATATTTAACAAAGCCAATCGGATCATTGTTTGCATAGTCTGACAAAGCAAATAGCTGACCAACTGCGGTGCTATCATCCATGCCATCTAGTGCTAACTGTTGCCGTCTTGGTGCTAATACTTGATCTAGCTTGTCGTAACCTTTCCTTTGATCTGCAAGTTCCATAGTCTTTTGTGTGAAAGCTGATTCTTGTTCCTTCGCACGATCCGAAATCCATTTCTGTTGTTCGGGTGGAAGTGAAGTAAAAGCTTCACGATCTTTCGCAGACATTGATTGAGGAGCTGTGATGGTCTGGTTATCAGGTTCACTGCTTGCCTCTGCCCTGTCTGCGTCATCTATATCAGTGTCTTCTGCAACATCTGAATCTGTTTTAGCCTCAACAACATTAGCAATCTGTTCTTCGCTAATGTCGGAGTCATCAATTATTTCTCCAGTTTCTTCCAACTCATCAAAAGCAGATTCCATGAAGTTATCAATA